TCTCCGCAGCGCGTGGAAGCGGTTACTGGCCTCCTGCCAGGTGGCGTTGGCCGCCTCTTGCTGCTTGCGCTGCTCCTCGGCGCTCTCATCGGCCTTGCGCTTCTCGGCGTGCCAAGTGGTCAGTTCCTGCTCAAACCGCTCTTCGTCGTAGTCGCAGCCTTCGAGGGTCGGCTTGGGTCCAACCTCGACCGGCTTGGGAGCAGTGGCCTTTCGAAGTTCCGCTAGTTCGGCATCCTTCTTGCGAAGAGCATCGCGCATCTGGCGAATGGTCGGATTGTCGAGTTCGGGTGCCGCCTCTTCGCCGTCAAGCGAGATGACTAGCTCATCGGTGGCGTCGGCATTCCCGACGTCATCGTCATCATCATCACCACCTTGCGGCGGTTCGACCAGCTCAGAGAAAACGTTGGTGTCCTCAAGCTCTTCGGTTAGATCCAGCGCCTCTTCGTGCTGGTCGTCAGCTTCGTCGGCCATGCTCAATTCCTTTCGTCTCGCTCGTCACCCCTGCGCCCGAGCGGATGGCGCAAGACTGGCCTAGCGAGCCCGAAACGCGGCTGCGTTTGGACAATTCACAAGGGGAATGTCGTTTCTCACTGCTGACCAAAAGGAAGGCGCAGCTTGCCAAGCGTCCGCTGCATGAGGTTGGGCTGTTCGGCGTCTGACTTGGCCTTGGCTGCAGCCTGCAATGCGCGTGCCTCGTTAAGGGCGATCTTGCTCTCGCTCTCCTGCGCCTGCGCCACGTCCTTGACCGCCGATGCTTTGAGAGCTTCGCTCTGAGCTGCGGCAAGCTCGGCAGTAGGATCGGGCTGCTGAGCGGCCTGCTCCATTGCCGCCTTCTCTTCCTCGTTCGGCTCGACAAGGCCCATCTGCACGGCACGTTGGCGGTTCCACTTGGCGAAGTCATCCATGCCCTCGCCGTCCATGTTGAGGCCGGCGGTGATGATGGCGGCCTTGGCTCCGTCCAGATCCTGCGCTGAGATGGACACCGACGCGAGATTGAGCATCTGCTTAACTGTCTTATCGCGACGGGTAGCGGTCGCCTCCGTCACATCGACAATGACCTTGTAGCGCCCATTGCCGAAGTCGTTGCGGAGCTTGTATTCACCAGTGCGCTTGTCGATCACCGGCTCTTGCAGCGTGGCCGTGCCGTCAGCGCCGTCTTCGCTCATGGTTTCGATCTTGCGGCCCGGCTCGACGTACACCTCAGGCACCATGCCAAGGTATATCTCGCCACCGCACTGGACCGACTGGCGCACGTTATCGAGGAAGATGCCGCTTTTGGCGTCGATCCGGGTGGCGGCAATGTCCATCGCCTCGGCGCTAGTGTTGGCAATGACCTCATCGGCACCGTCGTCGGTCTCACCAGCAAGGTCAGCCGATGCGATCTGCAACAGCGCAGCGGTGATTGGCGCAACATTCGGCGCCTGGACCTGCCCGGTTGGGCCGGCGCTTACGATCTGCCCCGTTGCTTCATCGATCAGCGGCTCGGCCAGTGCATAGGGGTGCCGGTTGATGTCTTGGTCCGCCCACATCGTAGCGAGGTTGCCGGGCATCTGTGACGGAGCGAAGATCGGCTTCTCACGCGGGCTGAGCGCGTCCGTCTCGGCAAGCTTGGACACCTTGGCGTTGTAGATGCGCTGAGCGTCCATCAGCTTAGAGACGAAGCCTCGGACCCGCTCAACGCCCTCAACCACAGCCCGCTTAAAATAGACCGGCACGACCGGAATGCGGCTGCCAGCGATGGGCCCGCAATCATCCAGAACCTCGGCACCGGACATGACGTACTTGCGGATGCGGCGACGATCACGCTTGCGACGGGTGTAGGTCCAGCCGTCCATCTCCATCTGCCGGCGGTCCTCGGCACTCACTTCAGATGCCCACCACCGCTGCTCTTCACCAGTCAGCCGATGGGTGAACACTAGCCGCTCCTCGCGCTTGGTTTCTACCTCGTAGTATTCAGCGATCACCGCACCGTCTGGCGTGAACCACTCATAGCCGGGTCGTTCGAAGCCCTCTGGCCAAGTGGTCTGGGCGGCATCGTCGAACTCTTCTTCCAAGGCATCCTTCGTCTTGAAGGTCAGAACGAACGCAAACCGAGCATCGGCCTTGTCGTAAGCCTTGGCCTCGGGATCGAAGTAAACGCGCTGGTCTGCATCGACGATGATAGAGCCGGGATTGATCCGCTGCTCGTCGTTGTCGCCATCAAGCGGGTCGGCGTAGTCGTTGGCTAGCCGCCATGCACCAAAGCCACCTGAGGCCGCTTCCTCAACAGCATGGTCCCACGCTTGCATGGACTTGAAGTGGTAAGCGTCGGCACGGTGCATGCCGTCCAGCGTGTCAGCCGTCTCCTCATCGCCGCTGGTGCCGGCGGGGCGGAAATCAGGCACGATGCGGTTGGCACGGTAGTCTTGAATGAGCTTGTCGACGCCCTTGCTTACCTTGTCGATTTCGACCCGGATGCTGTTGGCGAACTGCTCGCCCCAAGGCCCATCCCACATAGCACCGGGAATAGAGATGAACCGGCGGCAAAGCAGCGCATGCTCACGCCACTCCATCTCAGGCAGGAACAGGTCGAACCGGCGAAGGGCGCGTTTGTGGACCTCCTCTAGGCGGTCGCTGTCCTTGCCTGTGGTGTCGCGCTCGTCATCGGCCATGCTCTCTGCTTACGGAGGGCTGCGGCGGTGTGCGCTTGGACAATTAGCGGGAGAAAGCACTCGCCATGCTTGGGATGCTGACAGTCGTTACCTTGGGCTTTGCGCCTAGCGCACGCCTTGCGCCCTCGACCGCGTACCGCAGAGCGTCAATCATGTGATTGTCTTTGTCAGCAAGCGCGGAAAGCACCTGCCCAGTCAGGCTGTCCGTCTTGTAGCTGTAGAGGGTCAGCTCATCGATCACATGCTGACAGCGAGGGTGAACCACGATGTCGTAGTTCTTGAGGAACTCGACGCCCTCCTCGACCGAGCGCTTGCCCTTGATTGCCGCCGTGATGCGAGGGAAGCCATTCTTCCGCAGATGACTGATCGTCTCGGGCCGGCTGCTGTCGGCAGTAGTCCAATGCTTCTCCGCATCTGGCACGTCCATGAACAGCTTAGGCAGATCCACGATCTCCACGCCAAGACCATAGGCTTCATGGTCGATGTAGAGCGTCTTGCCGACGATGTAGCAGCGCACCAGGCAGGATGGATCGATCGAGAACCCGAAGTCAGCGCCTTGGCGATACTCGGCATGGGGATCGGTTTCGAATGCCTCGACCCGCCAGTTGCGGAACACTCTAGCCTCGCTGTTAGCGCGATACTTACCGAGCCAGACGTGGTTGAATTTGTCGATGTCGCGCCCGCGATCATAGTCCATCTCGGCGCGAAGCTCAGCTGGAAACCAGTTGTTGTCGTAGTAATTGACCTCCCGAACTATGCTGTTCGGTGGTGGCTCAAAATCCTCTTCGCCTTGACCTCGAAACATGGCGTCAACCGGCGTGTCTGGCAAATCAGGGTTCCAAGTCCAGATCAGGCGACTTCCTGGGCGGCGGATCGTCGGAACGAGCGTGTCGATCGATGACTGGCTAATGGCCTGTGACTCGTCACCCCAGAACGTGGTGATGCCTTCCATGGACTTGATGCCCGATGCATTCCCCTTGATGCCCGAAAAGAGGAACAGGCTGTCATGCGGCCCGCGCACCTCCGTTTCGGTGGACGTGAAAGCCCTCCGAACTCCGAGCCGGTCTATCGCGTCGTCGATCAGGCGCTTAGATGAGTCCCGAATGCTCTTCTGAAGCTCACGACCACACAGCACGCGCTCATGCCGCTCCATGGCTTGAAGAACGAGCGCGGTGGCTACCGTGTGGCTCTTGCCGCCTCCGCGTCCACCATACCAAGCAAGGTGCCTGAACGGCTGCCACAGGTCGTTTGCGTACTCGGGAAGATCAATCTGGGCTGGCACTTGGCTTCACAAGGTTGACGGAGAAACCAGTTGGCAGCGGGTTCTCGGGATCAGAGCCGACCAACTGCTTATCGCGCCAGTCGTCGCCAGCCATGTTGAGCAATCCGAGCCGGCAAGCACCTGCATTGCCCTCGCCAGTCACAGCCAAGCTGCGATTGACCTTCTCCCACCAAGCAGCGCTTTTCGCCTTCCCGCGCGCGCATGCTTCCGAAAACTGGGGATGAGCAGCCATCCACTCGTTGATAGTCGAGCGGGCTACGTCGATCTCAGCGGCGAAGCTTGTCAGACTTGCCCCATCTGCCATGTGCGCCACTACCTCGTCGCAGTAGCGGTCTTCATATTTCGACGGACGCCCCATCAGGATGTCGCCCACTTCGCTACAAGCGCATCCCAGTCAGCAGCGGTTACGGGCATCGGCTTCTTGCCTGCCAGTCTCGCACGCCAGTAGGCGAGCAGCCGACGCGGGTCTTCGAGCTTGTCCATATTCCCTGTCTACCCCTCTGCCCGATTGCTTGCGCTTGGACATTTCCCCTGCTTTTTCCGGCGCTGGATCATCTTGTAGACCGACTCCTCGGAGCGTCCGATCGATGCAGCCAATGCCCTCACCTCGTCATTGCGGTGAAATGGCTTGCCGTTGCCTATCCGCGCTCGGGTCGCAATGAAGCGGTCGATCTTGCGAATCTCTGATGGTTTCCAGCTCCACTTCATCCGCTTTGCTGCAAGGGCTTGGGTGACGTTTCGGGATGCTTCCAAGCTATCCTTTAACCGCTGTTCGTCTGGGTTGAGGTGCATGTGACGCTCAGCCCGCCGAAGCAGGCGGAGGAGCTGCACCGACGATTGGAATTGACGATGCGCGGCGCCCATTATGCGTACCTGCGGAGTATGCAGTTTTGGGTCATGCTGCCTCCCCGATGACTTTCGCGCGAAACTGCACAGCGCCGTCTTCAATGCGAAACTGCATTTCATGCGTCAGTCCGCAGTCGCAGCACTGGAGTAGGTAGCCGGGGAGAGGTTCTATCCAGATAGTCCACCCTTCTTCGTTCACGGGTTCGGCCTGAAACAAAGCTACCGACCGGCGCACCGACGCAAGCTCATGTGCGATCTTCCTCGCCTCACGAGGAAGCGCTTGTTGGAAGGCCCAGTTTGCAAGCCAGTTCAACGGATTAAACATGATCTTGCCCCGCCACGGCGTGGTCTAATAGTTCTAGCACTGCCTTGAGGTCGGCTGCGCACACCGAAACCCTGGACACGCCAAGAGGCAAGTCTCCGAGCTTGGCCTCAAGGTCGCGCACATGGAGCCATAGTTCATCAACAGCCCACCAAGCATGTCGGCTGACTGGCTCGGGCGAAAAGGGACGCTTGGGCGTGGACTTTCCGTCCTCGGCAACTTCTAACTGCAAGTCTCTAAGGAACTCGTCATGCTTCTCAAGCGCAGCGACGATCTCCGGCACTGCGTTCACGAGACTGATAAAAGGCGCAAGCTGGAGACGGTCTCTGCCCTCCTTGGAGCGCTGGATCGCTTGGAACCAGCCCCGCAGCCGCTCGGCAAGCGTTTCGGCCTGGGTCATTCTGCCGCCTCCCTCTTCAGCAAATCGACCGCACGAGCCATCGCCTCCTGCCGTAAGGAGGAGTGGACCGAGACGCCGGAGAGGCTGACTCCGACCAGCTGCTCAAGCGCGGCCAATGCCGCCTCGAAGTCGTCGGCTGTGGTCCTAAGCAAGCCTACCGTGACGGGCGTCACTGAGTGGGCAGGCGTATCCTCGTGGATATGCCGAGCGATGTGGCGACCAAACTTGCTACGAAGGCGGCTCATGCCTCCACTCCCGGTGCACGCTTAAAGCCGATGCGGAGTTGGCCTTCGTAAACGTACCAATGGACATCGTTGCGGCCGATCTCGGCAAGGTACGCATTGCCACTCGCGACGGCCTCGGCTTGCGAGACTGGCGCGGAACCTCGGCGCGAGGTTTGATCTGCCAGCCAGTCACTGATCGGGTTCTTAGCCATCGTAATTGCCCTCCAAGACCTTCTGAAAGTTCGCCTTCTTCATCAACCAGTCGAACGTGAGCGGCGTGCGCCCATCGTTCTTGTCACCTCGGAGGAAGGGGCTATCGCGACACTTCGCGAAGACGGTTTGGAAGTCGGCAAGCGAGTATTGGGACATTCGGCCCCTGACCAACTGCCGCCGCTCGGGGGTGAAGTCTCGAGGCACGTTGCGGCCAATGGACTTGGCTAGCTCCTGATAACCTTCAAAAACATGCTCGGGACGAAGGGCGGGCTCATCGCCAGATGGGCAATCACCGTTAGGTGATACTTCTTCCTCTGGTTGTGTTTCTGTTTCTGTTTCTGTCTCTGGGGCCGTTACATCACCGTTACGCGCCGTTACCTCGGGCTCATCAGCTTGCTTTGTAACGGTTTTCTTGGCTTGGCGGTGCTTGGCAACACGCTCTTTGCTGTCATCGCTCTGGAACTGCCGGCGCTTCCATGCCGCGATCGCGCCGTTGATGGTCAGGCCGATCTCGTCAAAGGCCCCGAACAAGGCTTCGATCTTAACAGGGGGCTCACACAGGATGACCGCGACGCGGCGAGCGCTGGTCTCGTAGGAGCCGCAGTTGTTCTTGCACGCTGCGCTCTCGAGCAGGGCGTGCCATGCAGCGATGGCGACCGAGCGGGAGCAGTCAGCCACCAGCGCGGCCTCTGCCAGCTTAGCATCCGTCACGGTGCCCTCGTAAGCGCGATACCAGCGGCTCACGCCCAGATCTCCCGCGGCATGTAATCGGCAAGCCTGGTGGCCCACTGGTACATCTGATCGCCGCAGTTCCAGCACTTGGGAGGGTCGCCCTGCCCTTCGCTCTGTGCGCCGCAGCGGCATGCGTATTGAGCTACCTCAACCACGGCGGAACACTCCGGGCCGGTCGAGGGTGGCGCGGGCGCCCATCTCGATAAGCGTTCCGCCGTTCTCTAGCGCCTGCATCTGGCGCTCAAACGGTGATAGCTTGGCGACACGCTTGGCAGCGTCCTTGTTGGCGGTATCGAGCACCACCTTGCGCGCTTCGGCACCTGACAGCTTCTTGCTGCGACGCAGGAAGCTGTAGAGGTCCCAATAGCCTTCAGGGCACCATGCGCGGGCGTTGCGGCTCAAAGTTGCGCCGGACTTCTCCCGAACGGCCTGCAGCGTCCTCTCACGCATCTCTGGCCGCATAAGAAGCGCGCCGCACTTCTTGCTTGATTCCCGACGCTTGGCCTGAACCTCGGGATCAGCGGCCATCTTCAGGCCGAAGACCCGACCGCGGGACTTCATGCCCGCATGGTAGGCAGGGTCGTTCTTGATCTTGTTTTGAATGCCAGCGGCGTGCTTGTCTCGAAAACCCGGCGTGTGCCAAGCCTGCTTAGCGAAACATGGACGACAGAAGCCGGTCTTGGCTGCGGCGGTGATGCCGGTGCCGCAGGTCTTGCACTCTGCCGTGCGCGGCTTCTTGCTCATGCGCGGGCCTTCTCGAAAGCGCGGCGCACGTCCTCGACAGTGGCGCGGTAGGTCTCGGCCCACTTCTCGACGCGGATGGTGGTGAGGTCGGCGCCGTCGTGAACAGCGAGGATTGCGGCCTGCTCAAGGCTGAAGGCGAGGCTCATGCGCCCACCTCCTCAGCCGACAGCTCAAGGCGTGGGCGTTCCGAATAATGCTTGGTGACGATCAGCGTCACCACTTGCTTGTCGTCATGCCAGGCAATGCCGTTGAGCCCGTCGATTACCTTGGCGTAGTTATCCACGTCGGGACGGGTGGTTGGGCGAAGGGAGCCCTCAACAGCGGCCTGCCTCTTCGCACCCTTGAGCGCCTGCGGCATCGCGACGTAGGCGCGAACCTCAACCGCAAGCGCGCCTTCCAAGAGGTCGCGTCCCGCCATTGCGTCGGCACCGGCCTGACGGATCAGGTCTTCATACTTGCGGGTCTTGGCAGGAGTGAAGGCCCGCGCTTGTCCGTTGATGGTGGACAGGCGCGGCCTTCCCTTGGCTACCGGAATACCCGGGATGGTGATTGAGAGGACCGCGCCCATGTCTCAGTGCAGCCCCAGCGCGTTGCGGTAGGTCTCCAACATGGCGTCGGCTTCGTCGCGAGCGTGCTTCTCCAGCTTGCGGAGCTTCACCACCTCACGCATGGTCTTGGTGACGAAGCCGTTGGCCTTGGCCTCAGCGTACACGTCCTTGATGTCGTCGGTGATGCCCTTCTTCTCTTCCTCAAGGCGCTCGATGCGCTCGATGAAGAGGCGCAGCTGGTCGGCTGCTACGTTGGCGTCAGACATGCTTGTTCTCCCTAGTGGTGGTCAGTGCTGGATGTGGGGCGAGGCCCTTGGCGGCACGCATGGAGGCGGCGACCTCACGGACACGCGAGCGTTGCTGCTCATGGCCAAGGAGCGAGAGCGCACGACCAGCATCCGAGGGGTGGGCGAGCTTCTTGCGGGCGATGCGCCGCTTGAGCCAGGTGCAGATCATGCTCGCACCTGCGCGTCCAGCAGGGCTAGACGATCGTCGCCCACACCCTTGCCAAGTCCCTCTCGGTAGACATCAAGAACGGCTGCTAGGTATGCCCGCTGGTAATCGCTGTCGGCAGGATCGCCGAGATAGCCAGCGAACACCTGCTCAATGTAGCGGCTAGCCTTCTCAGCCTCGAAGCTGATGATCTCGCTCATGCTGCCGCCGCCACGCTCAGAACGACGGGACTGGAGGCCAGCCGCTGTGTTTCGGTCGGCCCGATTGCCTCCCCGCACTCGCTGTCCTTGTGGTGAGCCGCCGCCTTCTCAGCGCAGAACTTGCGGCAGAGGTTATCCACCTCGTCGAAGTCGACCTCGCAAGGCACCCGCACGATAGCCCAGCCTTCAGGAGCAAGCAGGTTCAGGATGTCGGCAGGCAGCGCCTTGTGGAGCTTGCGGATGGCGCTAAGCGGTAGCTCGGTCGGAGCGCGAGCCGTGGTGCCACGCTCGTTGCCCGGGAAGTAGCCGCACAGCGACGAATAGCTGATGCCACTCTGGGCAGCGACGACCTTCAACGAAATGCCGCGGGCGTCCAACTGTTCGCGGATGGCGCGCTGGACGCCATGCACAATCTCGTTTTCGTCACGCATGATTGCGTTGCGCCTCCTGCGCTACGTCAGTGGAATGGAAGACAGGGAGGTTTTCAGTATTGGCGAGCTTGCGGCCGTCCTCGTTGAGGAGAGGCTTGGCGGGCGTGTCGCGCTCGATGCGGTTGACGCTGAAGTTGATGGTGAGGCCGTTGGGGAGCGTGTGGCTCCAGCCCGAAAGGCGGCGGATCATGCGGCGGCTCGCTGCGCGGCAGCGTTCGCCAGTTCGGACAGGGTAGCAAGTTCGGCCACCGAGATTGCCTGCCAGTGAGGTGCGGGAATGCTGTTCGTGCGCTTCCACGCCTTGACGGTATTGGGGTCGGCTCCGATGGCGCGAGCGAACGCGGTAGGTCCGCCAGCTCGCTCAATGATGCGCTGATGCGATGCTAAATCTCGGCTCATGCTCAGACAGGTATAAAACCTACCTGCCTTCGTCAAGGCCTTTCGGTATGACCTATACCGAAGCTCTCGCTAGCCGTTGCAGCATGAGCGAGCAAAGCGATCGATTGATGGCCGCCATCAAAGACACCAAGATCTCGATGGCGGAGATGTCGCGGCGCTGGGGGTGGAGCTACGACACCCTCAAGAGCAACGCGAATGGCAACATGCCTTTCAGCTTTAAGAAAGCGCAGGTCTATGCTGGCAGGCTGAAAGTTCGGGCAGAATGGCTATACGCTGGCACGCCACCGATGCGGGAGCCGCCAAAGCCGAGCGGGACGCCGCCGATCCCAGTGCCCGTGGTCGGATGGGTCCAGGCGGGTAACTTGGCCGACGCCTCAGCCATCCACGAAATGCCCGACCTTGAAGAGATGCTTGTTGAGGGCATACCGCCTGGCAACTGGTTTGCTACCGACGTGCATGGTGACAGCATGGACCGGGTATCGCCAGAGGGGTCGCGTATTCTAGTCAGCGCCGACGACCGTGATCTAAAGGCTGGTCGCTATTACCTCTTCAGTCTACGAGGCGAGACGACCTTCAAGCGCTACTACGCCAAGCCCGTTCCGCGCCTTGAGCCCTTCTCGACCAATCCTATCAATCGAACGATCTTCCTGACGGAGGATCCCGACTGGCAGGTCATCGGTCGGGTTTACCGAAGCACGCTCGACCTCAGTTAGCCGAAAACACAACTGCGGTATTTTTTATACCGAAAGCGCTTGACGTGGTGCGGTAGGTTTTATACCTATGCTTTCAACGAACACCGTTGGAGGCATCAATGTCCACCAGTCCTACTTCCGATCAACTCAAAGCATGGGACGCTGGCGGTTACGTCGTTGAGCGCATCTCGCGTAGCAGCGCTAATGGCGTCTGCTTAGCCTCTTCGAAGGTCTATCGTACTCGCTCTGAGGCGCTTGCGGCGGCTGCGAGGATAGATCGCCCCGAGGCAATGACCTTCATCAACTACGCTTGCTTCGCCAAATCTGCCGAGCAGGTGTCGGCATGACCCGCAACATGGCGCAAGCCACCCTTCCAGAGAGTGACCCGGCTGAAGAGCTGGCCGAGATCATCGCCAAGGCGCTTGGCACGAGCCTCAAGAACTACATGGCGACCACGAAGCGCGATGCTGTCGCTGCAGCTGGCAGGTTTCTGGTGAAGCGCGAGGGTAAGGCCGAGGCCGAGAACGAGCGGCTTAGGGGGGCGCTGCGAGACACCCTGACCATGATCGGACGGCTGAAGAAGCACTGCCAGATCACCGATAACGCTGGCTACTCGCCTGACGGTCGGATGCTCCGCTTGACGGATGTAGAGGAGGCCGCCCGCGCCGCCCTCTCCGAACAGGAGGGCAAGTGATGAACGCCCCTTGGAACCGCGACATGGAGCCCCGCGAAGCAGGCGCCATGCTCACCGGCATGCAGGCTTGGTTTGCAGCCGAGCGCGAACGTCAAGCGAAGTGGTCGCCCGAGAAGCGAGCCAGCATTCAGGCAGCGATCGCCGCCGACTACGACCGCCAGGCCGAATATGACGCTCTCCACTGCAGCGAATGCGAGATGGAGTTCTGCTGCTGTGACGAGGGTCATGACCAGCGGGAGTACGCGGCATGAGCGTCGCAACCCTTACCGACCAGCTCGCAGCGGAGCAGCGCCGAGCCGAGCTGTTTGGATCGTTCCTCGACAGCATCTCGCGGCCAACGCCAGCAATGCTTCGCGTTCAGGCCCTCGCTGACAGCCTGAGGGAGCGCGACGGCTTTGAGGTTCGGGAGAACCGCAAGGATGCCGCTGTTGCGCTGATCCGGGCTCGCGACGGTGACGGCTGCTGGTATTGCGGCAAGGGCGTAAGCCCCCGCGAGCAGTCGATCGAACATCTTCAGCCGCTGTCCAAGGGCGGCGGGTGGGACGAAAGCAACGTCGTTCTGGCACATCAGTCCTGCAACCAGGCAGCCGGCGATCTCGGCATTGTGGCCAAGCTTAAGCTGCGTGACGCAGCGCGGGTGTCGCTGTGAGCGCCGTGCAGCATACGCCGGGGCCTTGGCGGGCGTCGCATAGCCTTACATCGGAGGGCGCCGACTTTTGGTCGGTCCATGGCGGCGATGAGGCGCGAGATGCCGTCACTTACATGACGCTCAATCAGCACGGCAATCTTGAGGGCAACGCCCACCTAATCGGCGCCGCGCCAGACCTTCTTGAGGCACTTGAGGCCGCTATGCACGACCTCGATCCCACCTTGTCGTCTTGGCAGGACGCCCGCGTTGCGGTCGCCAAAGCCCGTGGAGGCCAAGCATGAGCGCCGCCGACCTTATCGCGCTGGCAGAGCCGAAGGCCTCAACCTGGGCAGTCGCATCCGATTACTCGTGCGTCATCGAAACGCCTGATCGCTTTGGCTGCTTCCCGACCGAGTTGGAAGCCCTAGAACATCAGATTGGCCTGCTCGAAGGCGAAATCTTCGAGGCAAAAGTCAACCTTCGTCGCGCCAAGGCTCGGCGAGCCCGCATTCTTCGCGTCCGTGCTGCACAGGAAGGTGAAGCGAAATGACGCACCAAACCCGCGAACCCTTGGTCAAGCGCCTGCCGCACGACCCCAAGGCCCACGTCATCACGAACCCGGCGATTTATCGCTGGCAGCAACGGAGGGCGGCATGAAGCACGAGGCTTTCCAGCTCGCTTCCGAGGTCCGCCACGGCAAGCTCAAGCACTTCGTCCTGCGGTTCTGCATCTGGGCTGCGATCTTCGGTCCTCTGTGGATCGGTATTCATTTTATCATGGGAGCAAACTGAGATGGCGCAGCATACGCCGGGACCTTGGGGAACGGGCGGTTCATTCTTCGGGGCCGACGCGATCATGGTCGCCGGTTCGGTCGACACTTGCGCCGAGGCGACCGTCTGGGGCGAGATGGCTCGCATCACCTTGCACTACACGGACTACGACGGACGGCAGTGGTCCGCCCCCGGAAGTGTTGAAGCCAACGCCCGCCTAATCGCTGCCGCTCCTGACCTACTGAAGGCGGCCGAGAGCCTTCTGGCCGAGCTTTGGGAGGAACGGCACTCGCATCAGTGCAGGCCAGACTTCGAGCGCGATTTCGCATCTGAGATCGCCGCCATCGCCAAGGCCACCTCCAACTAGAAACACCAGGGAGCCGGGGCGGCGATCAAAAGCCGTCCCGGATATACAGATGAACGCTCAAACCGAGATCCACGCCGACAAGCTGGCAATCTGGGAGGCGCTGTCCAAAACGGACCCTCGCCACACCAAGGAGTTCAAGCGCGCTGGCGGGTTTAGCGGGACCGCACTCAAGCCTATCTGGATCATCCAGCGCCTAACCAAGCAGTTCGGCCCCTGCGGTGAGGGCTGGGGCATGGGCAGGCCCGAGTTTCAGGTGGTCGCCGGAGAGAACCGGGAGGTGCTGGTCTATTGTACCGTGTCTTGCTGGCACGGACACCCTGAGAACACGCTGTACGGTGTGGGCGGCGATAAGATCGTGACCTACATCAAGGCGAACGAAAAGTATAACCGGCCTGAGCGCTGGGAGAGCGACGACGAGGCGTTCAAAAAGGCGTTCACCGATGCCGTGAACAACGCCTTTAAGTTCGTTGGCGTCGGTGCCGACATCCACATGGGGCAGTTCGAGGACAACAAGTACGTTCAGGACACCGCGCGCGAGTTCGAGGAAGAGGAGCGAGCGGAGCCGCAGAAGGTGCCCGGCATCACGAAGATTAAGGCTCGCCTGAACAAACTGATGAACGACGGTAACCGTGTCACCAGCCTTATCGAGTTCAACGCGCTGGTAGGTGAATGCAAAGACGAGCTGACTGCCATCAAGGAGGCTCATCACGACTACTGGACCGGCGATGGCGGCGACGAACACGAAGGCTTCAAGAAGTGGATTGTGCGCCGTCGCAGGGAACTCACACCCCCGGACGCGAGTGAACTGTTCCTTGATCTGGTCGAGAGCCTCAACCAGTGCGATGACCGCGATGACATGAAGGCGCTGGTTGAAAGCCGCGCCGAATGCATCGCCAAACTCGACGGCGAAGAAAGCCGAAAGTTTGAGGCGCTCTATGACGAGCGCGACGGTATCTACGCCGCTGGCAAGACGCCGTTGGTTCCGGCAGCCGCGTGATGCTGCCGACCCTTCACTCCCTCCAGTGGCAGGCGGAAGCTGAGGCAGCGACTGAGGCTCTGTGGCGATCGATCCGCAACGAGGCCCGGGCAGAGCGCCGCCGGCACCTTTACCAAACCGACCCACTGTGGCGCTTGTCCAAGCTCAAGGATCTCAAGGAGCGCCGGTTGCGGGCTCGCATGAGGAGAGCAGGCTGATGGGCTACTCCCCGAACCATCGCCGCATCAAAGAGCGCTACAATCCGACACCCAACGCGGAGGAGCGGCGACATGAGGACCGGCTCAAAAAGCTGCCCTGCTTTGGCTGCGGTCGGTTCGGGGGCTTTGCTCACCATGTGATGACGGACTTTCCAGCCAAGCGCTGGCGTCGGGATCACCGCTACCAGCTTCCAGTCTGCTGGGGCTGCCACCAAGGGCCTGAAGGCATCCATGGTCTCGGCAGTGAGGCCAAGTGGCTGGAGCGGGTCGGCATCAGCAAAGACGAGATGGTCGCCTTCGTGATCGACCTCTGGGACGAAACTCAAGACGAGAGAAGGGTCGCCTGATGGCAAGTCGTATCATCTCTACCCGCGACGACTTGGACGCTTTCACCGCGCTTTTAGAGCGCTTGAAGCTGCCGCTGACGGTGGAGTGGGTCCAAGGCCGCGATCGCTCGTCAGAGCAGAACCGGCTTCAGTTCCTTTGGGCGCGGGAAGTGTCCGAACAGCTTGGCGACCGTACAGCCGATGAGGTCAGGTGCGATTGGAAGCTGCGCCACGGTGTTCCGATCCTTCGTGAGGCAAGCGAGGACTTCCGGGCTGTCTATGACGCATGCCTGAAGCCGCTGCCGTTCGAACTGAAGCTGAAGGCCATGCAGTTCATCCCCGTGACGAGCGAGATGAAAGTGCCTCAGATGGTGAGCTACCTCGACACGATCGAGCGCGAGTGCCTGGAGCAAGGGCTGCGCCTCACCAACCCGGATCCGGACCTCGCCAAATACCAGGCGCGGTATCGGCCTGACGAAGCTCGGAGGGAAGCAGCATGAACAACCAAAGCGAAGTTTCGGTGCGCTCGCCGAAAGGGACCGACGCAGCCGAGCAGTGTGGGGGTATTCCTAGCGCTGGGCCTGAGCAGCCCTCTGCCCCAGATGTAGAGCAAGGTGTCGGTCCCACTGTCCTCCTGTCGCGAGCAGCCTTTGAGGGCCTTACGGCAAAGATCGAAGCCCTCACCAAAGAGAGGAATGCGCTGAAGGCGGGGCTGCGTGACGTTCTCGCTCATCGTTACGGTGACTGGACGCATATCGCAGAACGCCTCCTATCCAACGCACAGATAGAAGGAGCTGAGCGGTGAGCCATTGGTGGAAATGTCCTAGCTGCCGCTCCGAACTGGACCAGTCCAAGTGGCCAACGCATTGCGGACTTTGCGGTGACGCGCGGCCCGACCAGCCAACGATCCCCTCTGCTGACCTGACGCAGCGTGTTGACGCGTTGCGAACGGAGCTTGCCGAGCACACTGGCCGAGAAGACTTCTGTTCGCTTTGCCGCGTGGCTCGCCACCTCGATTACGCATTCGGCGAGCTTATCGGTGAGCCTATTGAGGCGGAGCAACCGAGCCAGGATGAGGTGGAGCGCGTAGCTGACTTGGTCTGGGCACTTTCGTGCGGATACGCTGACGATCAGGGCTTAAGCCTAACCCCAGCGCAGTGCGAGAGGCATGCCAATGATCTCCGCAACCTTCTAGGCGCTCTACGGGAACAGTCTTCCTTATGTGAGGAGGAATGATGAGTACCGAACATGGGCGCATGGCTGACGCCACCGGGCTTGGCAGTGCTGAGGCACCGGAGCCCCATTCGGGTCTCCGCCCTACGGGTGCCATCCCTTGCGCGGCTTGGCCTGAGGTTGAGTGGGACGAGAATGGCTATCCTACCGCCGAAGATGACGACTTCCTCGCTTACGCCGGTCTCCCTCTAGACTTCAGGGCTGCTGCTGACTTCATTAGGCGCGAGCTTCCGTTTGCCGCCGAGGTTTGCTGTGCGAGCTGCGAAGAAGAAGCCGGGACCGACATCTGCGGCAAGCCCGTAACCCTGCTGCACTTTAGCACGGGCGGGTGGAGCGGCGCAGAGTCACTTCTGGCCTTCATCGAAAGCCGCTTTGACACTCGCTATTTTATGCTGAGTTGGAGGCGCGGCGGCCACTACGTCTTCGAGCTACCAGCGATAGCGATGGAAGCGGCGTCAGCCGGCGAGACCGCAGGGCTCGACCCGCAGGGCGACAGCGCGGCCATCGCCCAAACACCCCCACCACCCACCAAGAAGGGCGATAACACATGACTGCCCTACCAATGACGCAGCTACTCAAGCTCGACCAGGTGAAAGCCGAAACGACGCTTAGCCGATCGACCATCTATCGCCTGATCGACCAAGGTCAGTTCCCTACCCCCGTGCATCTGTCAGCAAACCGTCGAGCATGGCGCATGGCTGACATTGAGGCATGGAAGCAAGCGAGGGCGGCATGAGTGTCCGCATCCTTGTGGGTGACTGCCGCCAGCGCCTTGTCGAGTTGCCCGACTGTTCGGTGCATACCTGCGTGACTAGCCCGCCTTACTTCGGCCTGCGCGATTACGGGCACGACGGGCAGATGGGCCTTGAGCCGACGCCTGACGAGTTTGTGGCGGGCATGGTCGAGGTGTTCCGCGAAGTGTGGCGGGTGCTGCGCGATGACGGAACGCTATGGCTAAACCTTGGCGATAGTTACGCGGGCAGTTGGGGTGCGCGAGGTCGTGGTGAGGGCACCAATGCAAGCAGGCCCGATCTCGAGAGCAAGCATGGCACCGACGCCCCTGCCCGTAATGGCTTTCGCGGCATCAAGCCAAAGGATCTGATTGGCGTTCCTTGGGCGGTGGCGTTCGCATTGCGAGCCGATGGCTGGTTTCTCCGGAGGGACGTGATCTGGAACAAGCCGAACGCCATGCCGGAGAACGTGAACGATCGTCCGACCGCGGCGCACGAGTACCTATTCCTCCTCTCTAAGTCGCGCCGCTACTATTATGACAATGAGGCGGTCAAAGAAGATGCCGTAAGCGATCACCCGAGCGGCAACGGCTTCAAGCGAGAGGCCCGCCTTACCTATCAGAACAGCTTTGGAGAAGGCTGGGGCAACTCAATGCAGTGGCAGCCAACCGACAAGCGCAACTTAAGGGATGTCTGGACCATACCCGTTCGGCCATTCAACGAGGCGCACTTCGCCACCTATCCGCCAGAACTGATCGAACCCTGCATCCTGGCCGGCTGCCCCGAAGGCGGCACGGTGCTGGACCCTTTCGGCGGCGCTGGCACGACGGGACTTGTCGCCGACCGCTTGGGCCGCAACGCCGTGTTGGTCGAGCTTAATCCGGAATATGCTGAGATTGCTCGCAAGCGCCTGTCTGGCGATGGTGGCATGTTTGCTGACGTGAAGGTGGCCGCATGATGGGGGTAGCTGTGGGGGTGCTCTCACCCAATTCTACCCCTGCCCCCCTCTACAGTTGGATGCCTGCAACCGGCACCACTTACCCTCTGTTCCAGTTTTGTTCGCGTTTGACGCAAGACTGTATGGGACTTAGTTGGACCCCTTTCGTTCCCACTGCAGCCCACGTGAAAGGGGACTCATACCCCCGATTTTCTTTGAAGATGGTTCCCCTTTTTGCTAGGTAGAATCATGCTTACAGATGAGGCGATTGCCGCACTGCCGGCGAAAGGGAAGGCCTACAAGGTCGCAGACGGTGGCGGGCTGTTCGTGCTGGTAACTCCGGCAGGCTGCAGATCTCTTCGCCTGAAGTATCGACTAGGCGGACGCGAATACCTCGCCGTTGTAGGTCGGCACCCCGAGATGGGGATAGAAGAGGCTAGGCAGGAAGCAGCGGGCGTGAAGCGCTACGTTGCCGACACCAAGCAGGCCTTCAAGAGCAATCCGCCTAAGCGCGTCGCACGCAAGATTGCGGACGTTCCAGCAGCCATGCCCGATGGCGGCGCTCCCGACAGCTTTATCTACTTCATCGAGTCTCCATGTGGACACATCAAGATCGGGTATAGCGTCAACCCAGAGCAACGCCTCCAGGAGCTTCAATGCGGCAATCCCCACAAGCTCCGCATAATTAGGTTCATGCCCGGGGGACCGGAGCGCGAGAATTGGATCCACAAGCGCTTTCGCCAGCACAGGGCTGAGGGGGAATGGTTCAGGATCAATCCTGCCCTTCGCAAGTTCATGATTGAGAGCGCCATCCCGTGGCTCTGACCGAAGTTCGCATCCGGTCTGCGAAACCAGAGGCCAAACCTTACAAGCTCACGGACGGGCATGGATTGTTCCTGTTGGTCGGGCCATCAGGGCTGAAGTCTTGGCGTTGGAAATACCGCTTCAATGGCAAAGAAGGCCTCAAAGTCTTGGGTCGCTATCCTGAGCTAGGCCTGAGGGAAGCCCGCGCCATGCGGGCTGAACTGGACTTTGCCCGGCGCAAAGGCTTCAACCCGTCTGGGAAGAAGGCTGTTGATGAGGTAGTTACCTTCCAAGAGGTAGCGATGCGCTGGCACAAGCAGCGCAGCAAGATATGGAAGCCGCGCCACGCCAAGGACGTCTTGCGGCAGATCCAGGCCGATGTGTTTCCAGCACTCGGCGCTAAGTCCGTCAAGGACATCACGGCCAAGCATGTACTGGCACTTCTGAGGAAGGTGGAGGAGCGCGGCGCCATTGATCGGGCGCACCGGCATAAGCAGCGCATCGAGGAGATATTCGCGCTTGCGATCTCCGAGGAGCTGGTCGCGGCCAATCCTGCAACGGCGCTAGGCAAGCGAGCGCTGTCCCCTGTCATCATCCGCCGGCATCCGGCAGTCACAACGCTGGAGGACGCGAGAGCGCTGCTCCTGGCGGTCGAGGACGGCCCGGCGACTGTTGTGGTGAAGCTCGCCACCCGGTTCATGGCGGTTACGGCCCTGCGCTCCGAGGCAATCCGCTATGCAGAGTGGACCGAGATAGAGGGTGATGTCTGGCGCATCCCTGCCAAGCACATGAAGCTGAAGAAGGCGCAGCAGGAAGATCCGAGCTACGAGTTCCTTGTTCCGCTACCCCCGCAAGCCAAGGCGATCCTTGAGGCAGTGAAGCCTTTTACGGGGAACCAGCGGCTCATCTTTGGAGGAACTCGCGATCCCAACAAGCCGATGAGCGATAGCACGCTCAGCATGGCCATACGGCGCTTGCCTGGCTGGGGCGGTCGCCACGTACCGCACGGGTGGCGCTCCACGTTCTCCACTATCATGAATGAGTGGGCATCGGAACGCGGGCGTCCAGGTGATCGTGAGGTCATCGACCTGATGCTGGCGCATCTTCGTGGGGGTGTGGAGGGGCGCTACAACCGCTCGGAGCATTTGCCGCGCCGGAGAGAGCTGGCAGCCATATGGGCCGCGATGTTGCTCGACGGATTACCGGAGCCTGACACAGTGAGCAGCCCACATGCCCCGTCGTCGTGAGCTGTCAGAGATATGGTCGGGTATGTTGTTGGGAGAGGTATGATGGACCAATTACAGACGAGAGAGCAGATGCTTGATGGGCTAGGCGCAAAGTCCTCGGAGTCTGTGACAATCCCGCGTGAGGCTTTCGACTTCCTCATGGGCGAGGGTCCGCTTGAGGGCGTGTGGTTCGGCGAGCTCAACGAGGGGTTGCCGGGTGCCTTCTGGTGGCGCGGCGTTCTCAAGGCTGCCGCTGGTTGGCCCGCCCCTCCATCACAGGAGCAATAGCCGTGGATCTACGAGATAGGATTGCGGCGCTGGTCCGCGATTAGGACGAGGCTGCTGAGCAAATGGAGATTGGGCCGAGCGCAGAGCAGATTGCAGATGCCATCCTCGCACTTCCCGAGATGGAAGCCCTACGCCTACAGACAGTGAGATACCTAAAATAAGGGCTGGAGCTATTCCGGCTTTCGTCCCTTTGGGATCGAGCCACTACGTGTCTCGCCGCTTTGCGCATCAATCCGGGCTAGTTTTGCGAGATAGCTTCTCTTCGACTGCTTGCCGGATAAAGGCCGAGCGGTCCTGACTGCCGCGTGCCGCGTCAATGCGCGCCAGCGTTTGCTCCGACCACTTGAGCGGAACCAGCAGGGTTTTCGTACCTGCCCCACCTAAAGGTTTTCTCCCCATCGCCGGGGGAATACGCGCAGTATCTTTTTCCGCCAAACATGTCATGCGCGCTTGCCTATATCGTATATACGCAATATAGGATATATACGATTTGAGAGGGCCTGACGTGCATACCTGCTTATCTGATGAGCAAATGATCGAGCGCATCGCGAGGTTCATCAATCCCTGCTCGTTCCGCGAGGGTGACGTAGGCGGGATCAGGGAGAACGGACGTAGGCGAGCCTTGTGGTTGGCAAGGGATATCTACGAGCAGCTTCTCTGGCCAACCGTTCTCGATCAGGAAAAGAAGCGGGTTGAGCTGGAAGGCGAATTGGTTCGGATATCCAAGATTGCGCAACGATCTTTGGACAAACGACCGTTGCTGGCGCTCGACCAAACCCGGTCCATAGTTTCTGCCTTGGGGTCCATCGCAGAAGAAGCTGCCGAGGGTAGGATTGCCAAATGACAAACCCCTTGTCGCCTTATCATCGCCATTGAACTTGAAGGAGGCCGATATGCCACAAGCCTGTGACCAGGACGGAAACGACTGGAACGGAAAAGCTCTGACGTCTTACGCGGAGACTGAGACTGCCTTGCGCGATTTGGCCGCAAGCATCAGACTTGGTGAACCGAAAGAGCTGGTCCACCGTGGGGCAGATGCGGTTCTGGCGCTCTACTTGTTCCGTGTATATGAAACGATGCGGGCTGATCGCGGCGGTGCGGACGGTCCTCGCGGAAAGGCGTGGCAAGTTATTGAGGGCAAGCTGCTCTGCACGCCCTGCATGTTTGGCCAGCAGCCGAAAGCCCCCCCCCCCCCCCCCCCCCCCCCCCCCCCCCCCCCCCCCCC